GGGGATAGAATCGCTCAGATTATATTCCAAGAGGTGCCTCGCGTCGTGATGAGTGTACAACCAACGTTAGGCTCCTCGCAACGAGGAGAACAGGGCTTTGGCAGCAGCGGCAAATAACAACTCGAAAAAAAATAAAAAGAATAAACCTCAACCTAAACAAAATGTTTTAGTAGCTAAAACAGAAAACCAACAGGAGTATATAAGATCCATAATAGATAATGATATTATCTTTTGTACTGGACCGTCTGGTACTGGCAAATCTTTTATAGCTGCCGGTATAGCTGCTGAACATCTCTTAAAGGATAAAGTAGAAACTATAGTGGTAACAAGACCACTAATTTGTACTGGAAAAGATATAGGATCATTGCCGGGAGAATTGGGAGAGAAAATCAAGCCATATTTGCAGCCAATGGAAGAAAATTTAAAGTTTTTCCTTGGAAGAGACAGGTTTGGACTCTATTATAACAATAGAAGAATCAAATTTGAACCTCTAGAAACAATGAGAGGGGCCACTTTTCATAATTCTTATATGATTTTAGATGAAGCCCAAAATTGTACCCTAGAACAAATAAAGATGTTCATTACAAGAATGGGCGAAAAGTCTAAAGTAATGATCAATGGAGATACTAAGCAAACAGACCTTTATAATACAAATGGACTAAATTTTTGCTTAGACAGACTAAAAGAGATAAAAGGTATAGGAATTTGTAAGCTTGATTATCAAGACATACAAAGAAATGGAATTTTAGGAGCGGTATTGTACGCATTAGAATCTTAAGAGGAAATATGTTATACGATTATAAATGCGATAATTGTTCTCACGAATTAGTAGACATTCAACAGTCTATGAAAGATGAGGCTCTAACAACCTGTCCTAGCTGTGGAAAAGACAGTCTTGTTAGGGTAATATATGGTGGCCTTGGATCATTCATGAAGGATGTAAAGACTATCGGACAGCTAGCCGATAGAAACTGGTCAAAAATGGGACATTATCAAAAATCTGAGATTTTGAATAAAAGTAAAAAGGGCGACACCGCAAGCGAAACCTTTAGTTCCTCCGGTAAGGCCACAAAGAAAGAAATAGCTAAAATGACAGAATCCCAAAAAACAAAGTATATAATGACAGGTGACAAATGAAGTTTGTGAATTCTTATTCTAAAGAAAACATTAAGGCTCTTGACAGCGAAGAGTCCATATATGATATTGCTGGAAACATAACCAGAAATAGTGAAGAGAAAATCTTTGCTAAAATGGTAACAATCAATCTTGGAAAAAAAGATTTTCAGAGACAGTTCTTTGTGAGAACTTATAATAATCTTCCATTTGATCCAATGGGATCAGATGCTAGACGAGACATCTGGAACAGAACAGAGTTGAAGAAAGTGAATGAAAATACATTTAACTTTTATTTAACATATCTTCAAACCAAGAACTCAATTTATATGACAAGAACTCAAAGGAGCTTTATCAATGGCTAATAAGAAAGGACCGCTTAGCAAAGCTGAAGTATTCTATATTACAGAGCATGTTAGGTCTGGAAAAGATATTAATGAGATAGCTTTAGATTTAGATAGAGCCGTAAAATCAATACAAAAATGCGTGACTAAAGTTATCAAAGAAAATTCACCTAAAATACCAACGTCTGGCGACCAATTTGCAAGAAGACCGGGAGTAACGGTCATGACAGAAAATGCCTCAATGATGGCAGATGCTAAAAGAAAAAAGTCTTTACCATCTGGTCTGGCATCTTGTATTACTAAATTGAAAACTGATCAATCTTAAATTTGAGAAATAATATGTCTTTAAATATTAGGTCATATGAGCAATGGCTAACTGAATATAAAAAAGATAAGCACAAGATATGGATTAAAGCAGTATTAGATAATAATGCTGAATTTTATCTATCAGATCACAAAGAGTGGCTAGATCTAAAATTATATTGCGATAAAGAAAATAAATATCCCACAAAGGTAAGTTTGCAGTATAGATCACACTCTATAGAAGTAGATGTATCAAAAGCTGATGGGGTTTATCTTGTCCGGTCGCTGATAGGAATGATGGGGCAAGACAGCAAACAAACCATTACTATAGGTAAAGTAATTGGTGGTATTGTTCATAAAACAATGTGGGTAACGCCAGAATTGTTAGAAGATTTGAAATCTGAAGACCCAATTGAGGAATGCTTTAAAGAAGCATTAATTTTGAAAAATGTCAACAAAGAAGCCGGAACTGTTTAGTAAAGATTATCAAAAGTCTTGGTCTGAAACACACAAATATAAGCATATTCATACTGGCGAATATTGTACGTTTGAGGCTTATGTCGCAGAATATATTGTTATTCGTAGATCAGAAAAGCTGAATCTAGGAAAGCCATCATATAAGTTTTGGACCAAGGGTGATCCTCTTCACTGGCTGTGGAAAAAGCAGCACGGTGCAGCTATTCAACTTAAAAAGAAGTATAGTGAAGAAGCTATACTCTCTGCTATCAAATCTAAAGATTTTGATAAGCTTTTAGTAATAGGAATACAGAATGGTAGAGGATATAAGATCAATCCTCTAGCTGAAAAAGTTATACAAAAGCACCAAAAGCAGATAGAAGATAATGCTGCTAAACAAAATATAAAAGTCAATCTAGATGCAGAGATTGAAACTTCTGGTGTTGACATAAGATCAACCCAGAGCTATAATACAAAAAGAAACACACTAAACCAGTTGAGGAACCTATGAGCAAAGTAAAGAAGCAAAATAAATTTGCAGAAGACAACGTAAGTAACTCTGTGATTAATAAATATGGAGATGTTGTTAGAAGCGGAACAGAAGTTCTACAGAATATTAATAGCTTAAACGTTATTGGAGTATCTCCGTCTTTAGACATAGCTCTTGGTGGTGGTCTAAGAGAAGGATCTGTTGTTGTAATGACAGGAGATCCAAAAAGTGGTAAAACAACTACAGCTTTACATTTTGCCGCTAAATGCCAAAAAGAGAATAAAAGGGTTATCTATGTTAATACAGAGGGAAGACTTTCTAGGCAAAACTTTGATGGAATTAAAGGTCTAGATTCTGACAACATTCTTATTGTAGAATCAACAGACGAAAGAGTTTTGTCTGCTGAAGACTTTTTAAATATTATAGAATTATACATTCACAATGATCACGGGTGCTTAATAATAGCAGACTCTTTATCAAATATGGTTCCATCTTGCGAACTAGAGGGAGAAGTAAGAACTGGAGTCAGAAATGCTCTCCCAAGATTGCTATCTATGTTCTTCAAGAGAATTAGCGGAACGCTCATGAAGAATAAGATTATTCTCATTTGTATTACGCATAATATTGCAAATACTGGCGGATCACCATATGCTCCACAAAAAATGGCTGATTGTGGAAATATGTTGCAATATCAAGCCGGTACTAATATGGTTATTACCCATAGAGGCAAATGGCAAGTACCAAAAGATACTGGTCCTCACGTTGGACAAATTGCAAACTGGGCAATTAAAACATCTAATGCTGGAGGAAGACCAAATAGTACAGCCGAAGGCTGGATAAGATATGGAATAGGAGTAGATGAAACACAAGAGATTATACAGATTGCCTGTGAATTTAGACTAATTAAAGCCGCAGGAGCTTGGTATACAATATCTTGTGCTGCTGAGAGTCCATCAGATCCAGTGGTAGCAAAATATATACAATCTCAAAATGCTACTACCACAGAAGAAATAGAAAAGTCTCTCAAGTTTCAGGGAATAAACGCTGTTGCCGAGTTTTTAAATGAGCATCAAGATATTGCCCACTTTATTTATCTTAAGATCAAGGAGCTACATTGAAAGTTCTTGGACTAAATGGCAAAGAATATGTCTGGAATCTTACAGGATATGATGTATTTAATAATGATAGCAAGAAACGATCAAAGTACCACGTTCGTGCAAGAGCTATAATAAAAGATATTTTTAACAGCTATAGAATTTTAGAAGAGGTAAAGCTACCCGGAAGTACTGAAGCTCATAGAAAATCTGTTCTTTATCTAGATTTTTATATTCCAACCATTTCTTTGGGCGTAGAAGTTCATGGTCAGCAACATTATGAGTTTTGTAGTTTTTTTCATAAGAATAAAGCAGACTTTATAAAATCACAAGTAAGAGACGAAGATAAAGCCAGTTGGTGTCAACTAAACGGAATTGCATTAATAACACTTAAATATTCAGAAAGCGACGATGAGTGGAGAGAAAGACTTAAAAGCCTCTGATAAATTATTAGAGCATATATCAGCTATAAATGACTATATTAATTCTAGCAATACAAAGTTTTCTTCATTTAAAGAAGAGTACTTGTTTGTTGCTGATTTATCATCAGAACAATTGAGAAAATTTACGCAACAAGAGTCGTTTGACGCGGCTTATTTGCTATATGGTTATTCTACCTATATTCAGGATGAAATAAATAAGAATAAAATTGCTCTAGGATGGTGTAATGATCAGATGGAAAAATTGATAGCAAAACACAGCCATGAGTTTGGTCAATATACTAAACATGAATCTAAGAAGCATATTTTATCACAGCAAAATTCTTATGCAGCATCTCTAGAAAATATGAGAGAAGTAGCAGAAGCTAGACTGCAAGCACTAGAAGGTAAAGTATATGAACTTAAAAGAAAAGCTGACATATTGTTAGAGAAAGGGAAAAGACAATGAGTAATTTTGATAACTTTTTATCTTCTCTGTCTGAGGAACAAAAGCAAAAGCTTGTAGAAGCTTTAATGGGCGGCGAAAAAGAACCAAAACGGGCAGAAAAACCAAAACGAACACCATCTACTGAAAAGTCTGTTACTGTAGATGAGAACTTTTTTGTAAGCAAAACAGACATAACGCAAAAGAGGAGAAGAGAACCCGTGAGAGGTAGAGAAAATAGATGGCAAGACGAGGGCGAAGATAGAAATATTGAGACTCCACACTTCGAAAGAACTCCTAGAAGCCGTGAAGCCCCAAGCAAAGTAGATTTAGAATGCTCTGTATGTGGCAGAACATTTAAAGAAGATTCAAGATATGTGTATGGCGAATTTGCAAGATGCAATAGGTGTACTGGTAAATAAATATGAGTATAGATTCTAAGCTTACGGATATTGGTGCCGAGAGAGCCGTACTGGCTGGCATTATGCAGCACGGTTTAGATGGATATGTTGCCATTAGTGACATACTAAATGTAGATAGCTTTGGTCATAGTAATAATCAAATAATTTACAAATGTATAGAGAAAGTAATTAATAATGAGCAGAAGATAGATTTACCAGCATTATTATCAGCTTCTAAACAGCTAAATTTACATGACTCTATTAATACTCCACAAGAGTTAAAGTATATAAAGTCTTTGTTTGATTTTCCAATATCTAAAGAAAATATTTTTAGTTTTGGTGTTCAGTTAAAAAAGTTTGAGTTTGCTCGCAAGATAAAGAATCTAACTCATAAAGTGAGTAAGGACATAGAAGATATAACTGGTAATGAAACCGTAAATGAGATCATACAAATACTAGAAAATCCAGTTGTAGAATTTCTTAGAGAAGACGATGGTGGAGATACTCCAGAAAAAATTGGAGCAGACATACAGAAATATGTAAAGTTCCTAGAAGAAAATAAGTGCGATATTATCGGGGTTCCTACGGGATTTCTCAAGTATGATGAAGCTATAGGTGGAGGACTAAGAAGAAAGTGTGTTGACCTAGTAGCAGCTAGACCAAAGGTTGGCAAGAGCGTATTTGCTGATAACGTAGCTCTTAATGTTGCTAACAAGGGCATTCCAGTATTAATGTTAGACACTGAAATGTCAAAAGAAGATCATTTAAATAGAATATTAGCTAATCTTAGTGGCGTTCCTATCAATGAAATTGCTACTGGCAAATTCTCAGAAGATCAAGATAAGTATGAAAAAGTGCTAAACGCTATGGAAAAGATAGAGTCTATTCCTTATAGCTATATTAGTGTTGCCGGGAAACCATTTGAGCAAATTCTAAACTTAATTCGAAGATGGGTGATGCAGGAAGTTAAAACAAATGAGCATGGACAAACTAGCGACTGTGTGGTAATCTATGATTATCTCAAGCTGATGTCTTCTAGTTCTATTACAAACAATATTCAAGAATACCAAGCTTTAGGTTTTCAGATTACTTCATTGCACAATTTGTGTGTTAAGCTAGACGTTCCATGTTTATCTTTTGTTCAGCTAAATAGAGATGGAATTACAAAAGAAAGTACGGATGCTGTAAGCGGATCTGATAGATTAATTTGGCTATGTACATCTTTCTCTATTTTTAAGATTAAATCTCCAGAGGAATTAGCAGAAGATGGCCCAAATGCTGGCAATAGAAAACTAGTACCCATCGTAGCTAGGCACGGTGCTGGACTAGATGATGGAGACTATATAAATATGGTGATGCATGGATCTCATGCTAAGCTAAAAGAACTAAAAACACGCAACGAATTTAAAAATCAGCCAGTTGGAGATACTGGATTAGTATCAAGCGAAGCATTAGAAAAGATTAAAAATAATGGACTTGCAGACGATCAAGGCTAATCTGAATAATAAATCAGAAGAGGTATTTAAAAAGCTTGGCATGAAATGCGAAGTGTTTAATGATAATATTTATTCAACATGTCCAGTTCATGAAAATAGCGATAATCCGAGAGCTTTTTCCTTTTCTCCAGACAAGGGCATATGGAAATGTTGGACAAGAGACTGTCAGCATCAATATAAAAATGATATATTTGGACTTATTAGGGGAACTTTATCTAAAGAGAATGGTCATGATGTTGGATTTTCTGAGGCTTTAAAATGGTCTTGTAGCTTTTTAAAGATTAGAAATAATACTAAAAGGCAAGAAGAAAAGCCCCAAATAGAGAATATCAATGAAGACTTTGTAAATATAGTAGATATTGTATATAATAAGTCAGCACAGAGTAGCTACAAACCCATATCTTTGCTAGATAAACTAGACATACCATCTAAATACTTTGTAGAAAGAGGTTTTAAGGGCGACACGCTAAAATATTTTGGCGTTGGTGATTGCACAAATCCAGAGTCAAAATTGTATGATAGAGCTATTATACCAATACACGACGATAATGGAGAGCATGTAGTAGCTATTATTGGAAGAACTATCAAAGAATATAAAAGCCCAAAGTTTTTATTTTATCCAAAAGGCTTTGTTAAAACTGGATTATTTTATAATTATCATAGGGCTATAGATTCTATACGTCAAACAAATACTGTTTTTATTACAGAAGGACAAGGAGATGTTTGGAAGCTTTACGAGGCTGGAATTTTCAATGCTATTAGTATATTTGGTAAGTCTTTGAGTAGAGAACAGGAAGAAAAACTATTAAAATTACCAATAACTCACATAATCGTTTTAACAGATAACGATCAAGCTGGACGAGAAGCTAAAACTCAAATACAAAGACAATTAAGTAGACTATATAAGCTCTCATTTCCTAAAATGCCAACAAAAGATGTTGGCGAAATGGAAATAGATCAGATACATAAAATTATTTTACCACAGATCAAAGGAAAATACGCATGAAAATTATTGGAATATCTGGCAGAAAACAATCTGGCAAGAATACTGTGGCTAATTATATTAATGGACACGTTCTAGCTTCTAGAGAAATGATTAAAAGTTTTTACATTGATAGCAATGGAAAGCTTATAGTAGAAACAACAGACTCTAATGGGCAGGTTGGGTTTGGAGAATTTGATGTAACTAGAAAAGATAAAACATTTGTTGAATATGCCCACAAAGAACTATGGCCATATATAAAGGTTTATCACTTTGCTGATCCTCTTAAAGAGATGGCAATTAATATTTTTGGAATAGAGCCACAATTAGTTTATGGTACGGACGAAGATAAGAACAAGCAAACTCATATGCTATGGGAGAATATACCTAATGCGAACGGCAGAAGTGGCAACATTACATCTAGAGAATTTTTACAGCACTTTGGAACTAACATAATTAGAAAACTTTATAATAATGCGTGGGTTAATGCTACAATTAATAAGATTGTATACGAAGATTCAGAAATAGCTATTATTCCAGACGTAAGATTTCCTAACGAAGTAGAGGCTATACAAAAAAATGGCGGCGTTGTTATAAGGCTGACAAGAGATTTGCATCATAGTGATCATGAGTCAGAAGTGGCTTTGGATAAAGAAAACTACGATTGGAAAAACTTTGATCATATTATAGATAATACTTCTATCAATATAGAAGAACTATGTGATTATCTAAAATCAAACGCATTTATTTGGGGAGCATAGATAGTATAAATTTTATTTGGTTATAATTATCAAATTTTGTGTATATAAGTATGCATCAGCGTACTTTTTATAGGAACACATTATGAAACCAAAAGAACTATTAACCAAAGAATTTTTAGAATATCATTATTTAGAGAAAAGAAAAAGCATAAAACAAATAGCAAAAGAATTTAATATCAGCTCTCATAATTCGATAGATCAATATATTAAAAAATATGGATTATATAGATCTAGTCTAAAAGACAGCTCTAATATATTAACTAAAGAATTCTTAGAAGAGCATTATGTAAAACAAAATTTAAGCCTAAAAGATGTAGCAATAAAAGCTGGATTCAAAAGAAAAAGCATAGTAAAGAAGGCTCTGGAAAAACACGGAATACCAGAGAGAGAACATACAAAAAGTGAAAAATTTAAATTAGCAATAGAAAAAAATAGAATACACCCACATATACCATCAAGATATTTTCAATCATTAGTTTATGGTGCTGATAGAAGGAATATTATATTTGAAATTAGCATTAATGACATTTGGAATCAATTTGAGAAACAAAATCATAAATGCGCTTTGTCTGGACTAGAATTAAAATTTCCGACTTTTGGAGAAAAAGCGACAGAGCAAACAGCGTCATTAGATAGAATAAATAGCGATCTAGGTTATACTAAAGACAATATACAATGGTTGCACAAAGATGTGAATAAAATGAAGTGGGAATTAAGTCAAGACAGATTTTTAGAACTATGTCGAATTATTACTACTAGGGGAAATTAAATGCTATGTACTTATATTAGAAGCTCTTCATATAATCAATATTCATATTGTCAAATGAGCTATTTTATTACTTATGTTCTCGGATTTCAGCAGCCATCTGGGAAACGCGCAGAAATTGGCACTATCGTCCACAAGGCAATGGAGTCTTTAGCTAAACTAAAGCATTTTTCTCAAGATAATCCAAAGAAAACTAAATTAATAGTAAATGATGACGCCTTGGGCGAACTTAACTTTAAAAAGTCAGAACTATTCACAGACGAATGTGTAGATATTTTACTCAAGAAGAGTTTTGATTTTTATACAGAAGATTCTCATCACGCCTTTTCAAAAGCAGACAATGCAAACTGTAGACAATTAGTATACGACACACTATTATATAATGATGGACAGTTTGATCCTAGAAATAGAAAGATTATTGCAGCAGAGCCACATTTCGACATACCAATAGAAGAAGAGTGGGCTAAATATGAATATGAGTTTCCAGACGGTCGAATTATTAATGGTCAACTAGCCATAAAGGGAACTATAGACCTTGTGACAGAATCCAGCGACGGAGTCATAGAAGTAATAGATTGGAAAACTGGCAGAAGACTTGATTGGGCAACGGGCGAAGAAAAAACATACGAAAAGCTATGCTCAGACCCACAATTGTTACTTTATAATTATGCTATTTCTAAGCTATTTCCAAACTATAAGCAATCTATTATGAGTATATTTTTTATTAAAGATGGTGGCCCATTTTCAATGTGTTTTGATAAAGAAGATCATGGTAGATTTTTAGAAATGCTAAAAAATAAGTTTGAAGAAATTAAAAGCAATAATAAGCCACAGCCCTTATCTCAGTCTAGAGATAGCTGGAAATGTACCAAGCTGTGTCATTACTATAAGAATAATTGGGATAATAGCGACAAGAGTATTTGTCAATATGTAGACGATCATTTACAGCTTTATGGAATAAGCGATACTATTAAGAAGTGTTCAAAAGATGGTTTCGATATTGGCTTTTATTCTGCTCCGGGTTAAAAATTATGAACAAAAAACTAACAATCGGAATGGCAACGTATGATGATTTTGATGGAGTATTTTTCTCCATACAATCATTAAGAATGCATCACCCAATATGTCAAGATGATGACGTAGAGATTATCATATTAGACAATAATCCAATGAGTTCGCATGGCCAAGAATGCAAAATTTTTTCTAATAGCGGAAATAATATTAGATATATTGAGCATTATGAAACAATAAGTTCTTTTAATAAATACAAGATTGCTAAATATGCAACTGGTAAATATATTCTTATTATGGATTGCCATGTGTTATTACAGAATGGAGCTATAGACGCTTTACTAAATTATTTTGAAGAAAATCCAAACTGTAATAATTTGGTTCAGGGTCCACTAATTTATGACGATTTAAGAAATATATCTACACATTTTGATCCTAGGTGGAGTGGAGATATGTACGGAGTGTGGGCCACTAACAAAGATATGTATTTAGCTGGAAAACCATTCTCTATACCAATGCAAGGAATGGGCCTATTAGCTTTTGAAAAATCTTCATGGAAAGGTATAAATCAAAATTTTAAAGGTTTTGGTGGAGA